GTAATGTTTGCAGCCCGTATTTCAGCCACCCAAGCCGGCGACGAAGCATTAACACTTGCCCAAGACGGCGTACTTGATTCTGTAAGCGTTGGCGCAACCCCTACAGAATGGACAATGGTAGACGGCGTTATGCACGTTACCGCTAGCATTTGGTCAGAATTGTCTATGGTTTCCGAAGGCGCGTTTGCTGATGCGAAAATCCACCAAATTGCTGCACAGTCTGATATAGGATTACCAGAGACGGAACCCGACACCGACGAGAACGAAACCGAAGAAGAAACCACAGAAACCCAAGAGGAGTTAACCGTGTCGGAAAACCAAGCACCAGTAGTAGAGGCATCAACACCTACAGCTCCTTTGTGGGCAACTGCTAAACCACAATTTAAGTTGCCAGCGCCTAGCGAATACATTGCAGCAATGGCACAAGGCGGCAGCGTTTTTGCTGAAATGAACGCACGCATTAAAGCAGCTGCACCAGATATTACCACCACTGATACACCCGGTATTTTGCCCGAAATTATTACTGGCAGTGTCTACGATTCACTAAATCCAATTAGACCGTTTGTGTCTGCTATTGGAACAAAAGCAATGCCAGCAAATGGTGCAACATTCCGTCGTCCAAAAATTACGGTAAGACCTACAGTTACAGAGCAGCCAACAGGTCAACTCAATGCGCTTGACCCGTCAACTGTCACGGTGTCGAATACGGATATTTCTAAACTCACATTCGGTACATACGTCACCGTGTCGGAACAAGATTTGGACTGGACAGACCCAGCGTCTATTAACATCATTCTTGAGCAGTTAGCAATCGCTTACGGCCAAGCAACCGATAACTACGCAGTAGACCAGTTGGTAGCACAAACAACACAAACCGAAACGCTGAGCAGTTTCTCGGGCGCAGACATCACCGAAGCAATTTACGGTGCTGCTTTCCAAATCTCAAACACCAGCAACTACTTGCCAACCCATTACGTAGTTTCGCCAGTAACTTGGGCAAAACTCGGTATGGCTGTTGACAACGATAACCGTCCAGTGTTTCCATTTGTTGGCGCACCGGGCCTTGGCGGAATTAACGCGCTAGGTACACAGTCCGCAACATCATGGAACGGCAACCCACTTGGTTTAACCCTTGTAGTTGACAAAAACATGGCTGGTGGCACTACAACCGGCACATTGTCTGGTGTAGTTGGTCACGCCGCTGGTGCAGCTGCGGGCTTTGAGTTTTACGAGCAGATGAAAGGCGCAATTTCTGTGGACGTACCAAGCACGCTTGGCCGCACTATTGCGTTCCGCGGTTACGCAGCTGTCTTTATGGCTGACGCAACCAAGTTTGCAAAACTAGTCAACGCGTAACCTAAAGGCGGGAACCCGCCATGGCGGTCTACACAATTACGCATAAGCAACTTGTCGATAACTACGGCGTGTTGCAACTGCTCACTAACGCGCTGATACAACCGGGCGACAGTATTACGGTCGCGTCCGTTAACGCAACATTTAACGGTACGCGCACCGTGTACGCCTGCCCACAGTTTTATTTTACTGGCATAGACGAGCAAGGCGACTTGCTATTTAATTACGACTTGCCGATAGCAAATCAAGTTTTGTTTGCATTAACCGCATCAGATGTTGAGCGTGCAGCAACCACCGGCACGCTGACGTTCGCACCTACATGCACTTGGGTAACAGCCGGCAATATTGAAGATTGGTTGGGTATCGGCACGGCTAGCGCTTTAGACACGGCTTTTCTGACGCAATGCGCGGCAGCTTGTAACGCTTTTGCATTTCGCAGACGTCAAGAGTCCGGCTACATAGATAACCCAGCAACTAGCCCAAGTGGTGACGTAACGCTCGGCACGATTTGCCTAGGTGGGGCCTACTACAGAAACCGCGGCAGCATTGACCAGTTCGCTAGTTTCGGCGACGGCGGGGCCGTAAACGTCACTGGCCTGTCTGGCATGATTAAACAACTGCTTGGCATAGACAGACCCCAAGTGGCCTAGCGTATGCCAGTAGCCTTCACAGACCTGTTTAACGAGGCCCTAGATGACCTTACAGCAACGCTTACCGCTGTATCGGGGCTACAAGTAGTTAACGACCCGCGTAACCTTGTGCCGCCATGCGCCTTTATAGACGCGCCAAGCTTCGAGGCATTAAACTACAACATAGTAAAAATGACCTTCCCGGTGCGCGTCATTACGCTCGGGCCTAACAACCTTGACGCGCAACGGTCACTACTAAACCTCGCCAGCAAGGTGCTAGGCGCTAACGTAGGGCTTACAGACGGCCGGCCAACTATCGCCATGATAGGCGGCGCAGACTATCCGGCATACGATTTAACGATTACAATGCAAGCACAGACAGCGTAGGAGATTAAACATGTTTAAGATTTCAAGTGAGCGTCTAGGCAAAATTGGCGATTTCTTTGACGCCGCAGCTGCTGAAAAAGACGGCGTAAACGTGCTGGCACTTATCGCCGGCGGTTTCCTTACCGAGACGTCCACCAAAACCGACCCGAAACCTGCTAAAACAGACACAGAACCAAGCGAGGATTAAACACCATGGCAACTAGCACATATCTTTCTAACCCAGTCGTAACCATCAACTCGGTAGACCTGACAGACCAGACTAGTAGCGCGGTACTAACTCGCGTTATTGAGGCTCTCGAGTCCACCGCGTTTGGCTCAAGCTCACGGGTTTACACGTCTGGTCTATCTAACAACACTTTGACCGTGACGCTTTACAATTCTTACGCAGCTACAGAAACTTATAGCACTTTATCTGGTCTCGTGGGTACGCAGTTTGTTGTTACCATTAAACCAACGTCTGCAATTACTAGTGCCACGAATCCAATTCATACTTTGACCGGCACGTATTTAGAGACGCTTCCTTTGATTAACGGCCAGCTGGGCGCGTTAGATACGATAGATATCAGCTTTGCTGGCGGGGTTTATTCCGTCGCAACTTCATAACACTTAACCCGAAAGGTAGCCCGACATGCAATTACGTCTTAAAGTACAACGCCAAAACCAAGACGCCTACGAGGTCACCACAAGCCTTGCCGTCATTGTTGCTTGGGAACGACGCTTTAAGCGCCGCGCCAGTGACCTAGGCGCAGGCGTAGGCATGGAAGATTTAGCCTTCATGGCATACGACGCCAGTTCGCGCGCCGGCATTGTTGTACCGGGAACACTTGACCAGTTCATAAACGAGGTAGAGCTACTTGAGGTTGTAGACAGCGAGCCACAAAGTTTTACAGAGCCGGCACAGTCCGGCGACAGTTAGCAGAACTGCTATTGCACTGTGGCTGGTGGCCGCCAAGTGTAGACTTTGAGTTACCAGACTTAGCCACCGTTGTTGATATTCTAGAAAGGCAGCGTAAAGAAAATGCCAGCCACCGCTAGTTATCAGGTTTACGGTATTCAAGAAGCGCTTGCTGAGATAAACAAAGTTGACCGCACGCTACGCCGGCAGATTACTAAAGACATTCAGGCTGGCGCTGGCGCTCGACTTGTGACAGCTGCCCGCTCGTTTATCCCTACCAAGCCGCCACTATCGCGCATGGTTAACGGCAACATGATTAAAGGCCGCGATGGTACCGGCTGGAAACGCGAAAGAGTCATAGCCGGGATACGTTCTATTGTTGGTAAACGTGGTAGCCGTGCCCGTACTGTGACGTTCTCTAACGGCCGTACAGCCGATTTTAAGGCAACACAATATCAACTGCTGGTGCTACAGCAGAAAGACGCCGCCGGCGCTATCTGGGACCATGCAGGCATTAAGAATGGCGGCCAGTTTGTCACTAACCTTTTGGCTGAAGGCGAACACGTAGGCCCTAAAGCTGCGCCGCGCGCGTTAGAACCTGCAGCCATGAGCGTACTCCCAGCCGTTGAGGCTGAAGTAGAAAAGATAGTCAACCGCGTTATGGCTATTGTCAACCGTAACCTTGTACAAACTAGGACGCGCTAATGGCTATTAACATTCCGATTATCTCAAGCCTTAATACCAAGGGTTTTGACAGCGCCAAAAAAGAGTTTCAGAGTTTGCAGGGCTTCGGCGCTAAGTCCGGCTTCCTATTGCAAAAGGCAATGCTGCCAGCGGCTGGCGCTGTCACCGCATTGGCTGGCGGTTTAGTCATTGCCGCCAAGGCCGCCATTGCAGATGAGCAGAGCACCAAACTACTTGAGACACAGCTGCGCGCAACGCTGGGGCCCAACCAAGCGCTTGCCGATAGTGTTGCCGATTTTGTTGACCAGACGCAATTAGCCACAGGCGTAGCAGATGACCAGCTCAGGCCCGCGCTGGCTGGTTTGGTCAGATACACAAAAGACGCCAGCAAAGCACAAGACCTATTAACGCTGTCGCTAGACGCTTCAGCAGCTACCGGCAAAGATTTAAGCACTGTTAGCACAGCAATAGGAAAAGCATTTGACGGCAACTTTACAGCACTAAAAAAGCTGGGTATCCCGCTCGACGAAAACATAATCAAAACCAAAGACTTCAAGGCTGCACAAGAAGCATTAACTGCACAATTTGGCGGCACGGCAGCCGCTAACGCCAACACATACGCCGGCCGTCTACAAATAATGCAAGTACGTTTTAACGAACTGGTAGAAGCCATTGGCTACAAAGTCCTACCCAAACTTGGCGAGCTATTAAATTACTTTGACAAGCTCATAAAAATTAGTGACGAAAAAGGCTTAGGCGGCGTCATTGGTGAACTTGGCGGAAAAATGAAACGGTTTGTAGACCCGGCTACTGCCATGGTTGACGTATTACAAAAGAACAATAAAGAGTCAAACAGTTTCTACGAAAACCTTAAACAAGGCGGCGTAAACGCAGCCAACTTCGGCAGCAGTATTCTTAACCTTGGCGGCAAAGTTCTAGGGCTTAGTTTTAACATTGGCAAACTTAAAACAGAGTCCGACAAACTAAACGACAGTTTGGCTACTGCTTACATAAATACCCGCGCATGGTCTGAGATAACTTTACAACTCGAGCAAGACCAGAAACGCGCCAACTACCAACGCGCCGTAGATATTGAACAGCAACGCCTAGCAAACCTTGAAATAGCCAAAGGCGCGGCCAGCAGCAAAAAGGCTTCAGACGCCGCTAAACGCGCCGCAGAGGCCACAAAGAAACATGCTGAGGCAGTGAGCGCGCTCAAAGAAGCTTACGACAACGCGATACAGACAGTTAAAGACAAGTTTGCGCCGGCGCTTATGGACGCCAACAAACAGTTGACAGACGCTACAAATACTTACAACGCCTTCTACAACGCTACAGCTGACGTAGTGCGCGGCATATTTAATGTAGGCGAGGCTTGGACTACCGCAGCAGACAGCGAGGGCGCTAAGTCATTCTTTGACATATTGGACGAACAAGCACGTAAAGCCGGGCAGCTGTCTAAAGGCATAGAAAACCTTATTGAAGCGGGGCTAGATGACCCCGCGCTCTTACAGTCCATACTTG